CTCCTAGTATCCCAATGTATTAGTGCCGATTATACCGTAATACGAGCTTCCAACGATGAAGCCATCGGCTATTGGCTCAAGCGTTGTAATAGTTGCCATCATCTTATTTGGGGTGATGTCCCAGTTAATGCCCTGATATTGCAGGTTCTTTACAATAGTCGAGCCGTCTGGCTGGACGTTTGTAATGAGAAGATTGTCGAAGAAGTCCAGACCAATCATTGTGTCCGTTGGTACTGCTGGGTCTAAGAGATCGACGACCATTTCATCGATGCGGATAGTGGTCTCTTGACGGGTAGCGACATACTCTTTAGCAATATCTGAAACGATGGAATCAGTCTCGGCAACGAGGTCTGTCTGAGTAATGCTGTGTGGGAAGTATTTGTCGATAGAAGTTTGGTTAGAAGCGACTTGAGTAGTACCACCGACTCGAGCGAAATTGGCTTGGTTGATGATGAGCTTGTCATCGAAAGAGAACTTGAGGTTGCGGTAAGGAATTCCACCAGACTGGTTGAACGCGACTGGTGCTTTAGCCAATGAGTTCATCACGTCTGTACGGTTCTTGAATACGGCAGTTCCAGAGCCGTTCATATAGAATGCGCCTGTCTCGGAGAATTCTGCGTTCTTAAGAGCTGCTAAGGCTGTGCGTTGAGTGCCGGGGTCTGCGATGCAAGTGTTAAGTCCTGTAGAACTGGTGCGCATTGAGGACGGGAATGAAACTTGGTCGAGGATAGAACCCCATCGAGCTGATGTGGTCTGTCCTGCTGTGCCGCCTGTAACGGTGGTGATATTAGCCATCTGAAAGAGACGGAAGCCATCGGTGCATGAAATGTCAACGTATGCTGTGTCCTGATTTATCGGATAAGTGTATTTATAGTCAGTGATGTAACCAGAGAATAGATACTTCTGCGTGGTCGCTGTTGTAGCTGATACACGAATCTTACGAAGAGGAGCAAGATAGCCGTAATAAGGAGAAGCGGTGTTCTGTGGGTTGAAATAAGACAATGGATCTAATACGCGGATAACGGCGTTTCCAGCTTCGTAGGTATCGCGCTGGATATTACGACCACGGGTAATGCTGATGTGATAGACGTTTGGAGTAAGATCGATGATTGGCTCTGGAAGGCTGGAAGTACCAAGGGTGTTTGTACCTAAGATTCCGTATTTGGGGTCGCCAATTACGAACCCGTTATATCCGAAGGTAGCCCCTGCCGAGTAGTCAAAGGAGACCGAGATTTGTGCTGGTAATGCCATTACCCGAACATACCTGCGATTCTTCCAATTTGGCTAGGTGATCCTGAAAGGCTTGCCAACTGTGTGCCATTCTGAATCTGAGCAATGAGTTCTTGCTCCTTGATGACTGAACCTTGGACAGTCACGTTAATAACTGGCTGGTTAGCGTTAGGGTTATATGAGAGACCAGTCATTACGTTGTACGAAATCATTGGTTCGACTGCGGAGACGTTTGTGCTTGGCATTGGTGCTGGAGTTGCTGTGCCACTTGGCACGTTTGGAGCGGCTTGTCCTGTAATGATTGAAGCAGCCTTGCCAGCAAGATATGAAAGATAAGCATCGAGATATTCGAACGGATTGCGAGCATTTGGAAGAGCTGTGAGGAACTTTGAAAGGTTGCCAGTTGAATCCTGCGCAGCGAGAATCTGGTCTGTGAGCTTCTTAGCCAAGTCCACGTTATCGTTGAGTAAAGCTAGTTGAGCCTCTACACGCAACTTCTCATCAGCGGATAACTTGCCCTTGAGTGCTGCGACCAACTGAATCTGCTCGATGTCGAAGACTGTGCCAGCCTTCTTGAGTGTGGCTTGCTTCTTGAGTTCTGCTGTGTTGGTCTTCTGCGCCTTTGTGAGAGCTGTAGAAGCCTTAATCTGGGTCTTGGCGATGGTTGTCTGTTGCTTGCCAGCATCAGCCGCCATCTTCTGAGGCTTGACCTTGAGAATACCGCCTAGTGATCCAATGAAGTCAAAGAATCGATACAACTTGACCAGACCTTCAACCGCAAAGCTGACTGTGGTTACAAGTGCGTTAATTGCCGTGGTGATGTTCTCGATGGTCTTGACTGCATCTTGAACGGATTGTCCACCGCCTGCGCGAGCAAAGGCATCGATGAGTCCTTTACCGATTGATTCCTTGGCGTTATCTGCTGCTACCGAAAGAACGTCCAGCTTGCCTGCATAAGTGTCTAGATAAGCCGCTGAAGCCCCAGAGAACTGCTTATTAAGAACGGTTAAGACTTCGCTGAAAGACTTGGTCTTGAGTTGGGTTTGGGTAAGTCCCGTGTTGTATTTCTTAAGTCCTCGAGTAATTCCGACGTAACCGTTGGCAAGGTCTTGGGAGACGGTTGCAAGGTCAATGCCAGAACCGCGAGAAATATCTACCGCATCATTGAGAAGGGTATAAGCAGTTCCAAGGTCTTTGGTAGTGGTAAGCAATGCTTGGAAGGCTGGACGAAGCTGCTCATCGACAATGCCAGAAGATTTCTCAAGTCCTGAAATGAACCTTGTAATCTCGGGGTTGGCATAAGCCATGCCTAAGTTATCAACTGCCTTGGCGAGACGAATAGTTGCTGCCTGATCTTCAGCGAAAGCCTTGACCGCAGCCTTTCCGAAATTAACAACAGCGCGAGTGCCGTAAGCAACGCCCAAAGATGTGGCAAGAGTCTTGATATTCTTGTTAAGTCTGGCGGCAGCCGTTTCAGCTTCTTTGAAGCCTTTGAGGTCTGCTTTAGAATCAATAAATATGCCGACGTTCTCAGTAGCCATTACGCTGCCTTTCCAAGAGTCTTCGCAGCTGAACGAGCATAGAATTCGCTTATGGTCTTATCTATTGCCTTCATAACAATGTTGTGTGCGCGACCCTTATCTTCAGCCCAAGCGCGATAAATGAGACGACCGCGACCTTGAAGGCTTGAGACCAATGGTGGAAGATTGTCGATAAACTGCTGACCAGCTTTAGGGTTGTTAGATCGTGAAACGCCCTTGCCTGTGCCGCCAGCTTTAGGACCGACCCAGTTCTGACCGTTAGCGTTCTTACGTCCTGCGGTTTCATAGATTGCACCAACGGCTGATTTATTCTTAATCGAAGCCATCGAGGTAAAGCCGTTCTTGCTTTTCTTGCTTACAGTTGTGGAGTAAGTGATACCGCGCTGAATAGCCTGCGCGTTGTATGTAGGGAATCGACCTTCTGAAAAGGAACGAGCCGCCCAACCACTCATAGGTGATTCTGCTGGGACGAAGCCTCGAGCTACGCGAACTACTGGCTTGAGACCAGAAGCCATTTCTTTGCGAAGGTTCTTCTCGAGGTCGGGAGCGAAACGACGTAAAGCCTTGCGGAGTTCAGTGTTACCGCTTATTTCTACGGTTGGCATCTTCCCTCGCTTTCGATATGTCCTTTAAGAGCTGGACGTGATACTTAAATACCATCGGAGAAAGTTCCACGATGGAGTTGAACGGAACTCCAAACTCGTAACTCAGTTGAGTCGCAAGATAGGTGACGGAGTTCCGATCTACTCTAAAGGGTCAGACTCTAGAACCTCAACTGACTTGAGTGTTTCTAGGAATCCTTCCCCGAAAGGTTTGACCGTTACACCTGAACGGCGCATTGCTTCCCAGCAGAGCCAGTAGATATCTGACTGCTTCTGGTCTTCTAGAAGTGCCTTGTGAAAGCCCTTCTTGGCGTATTGCTCGAACGCGAACTCAATCAACGGAGTGATTTCGTAATCAGTCACCTGATTGTCTGACGTTGTAACCCTTAGCTTTGCCATTTTAGCCCCTTAGTTAATTGTTAGAATGAACCTGATGTTGCAACTGCGATTGTACCTGAGACGTTCCAAGTTACTGACTGTGTTGCTAAATCACCAGTCGCGCCGTTGATATCTGTTGTGCCATTGATAAGAGCTGTCATTGTGTAGAGAGGGTTAGTTGCTGATACAGCAGTTCCCTTGTTCTGTAGAAGAACTACAGTTACGTTTGTTCCCCACGCAGCCTGAAGTGTCTGAAGGACAGATGATGTTGCTGTGTCGTTAAGGAAGTCAAGTGTGATTGAAGATGCTTCAAGACCCTTGATAAACTTGTGTCCTGAGTCACCCATTGCTGTTACTTCGAGTTCATCGAAGTTGCGGTTCAATGTGATGTTATTAACGTGGTCGCTTAGATCGACTGAATTGACCTTAACGCCTACGCCATTGTTTAGAAATACTGCCATTTAGGTTATTCCTCGTCTTTCTTGGACTTTGTTGCTGGCTTTTCGACCTGACCGATTTTAGTCAGGAAGTCTTTTTGTTCCTGTTCCCACTCTGACATATCTGTCATGTTTAGCTCCAACTCGTTACTAGGCTGATTTGCATCTCGCAGCTCAAGAGATCACCTGAGGCTACTGAGAGAACTTGTGGCGCGGAGATTGCTCCGACGTTGTATGAAATTATATCGCTTTCAGTTGCGGTAAATAACGCATTGAACATAGTGACAACTGCTGATTCGATTCCTTGAAGATTGCCTTGGTTGTCGAATAATGGAACCGTAATAAGAAGCTTGAAGTTAGCAGTCGGCCCTACAGTTGCCCAAGAATCGTTAGCAGGCTCAAGATATGGATCATCAGGAATAATGACTACAGAGTTTGCCTGAATAGTTGCAGGTGGATACGCAAAGACTTGATACGTTGTATTAGCTGTTAAGCAGGTAGCAAGAGTTTGACGAAGAGTGGATACTGCTGGAACTGTCATTAGCCCACCATTGAGCGCGGTGAAGTGTAAGGAGCGATGAGACCGCGTACCTTTGCGAGCATTGTGTTACCGAGACGGTAAGGGCTTGGAGTAATGCCATCTACTGATACGCCACCGCTAGAAGGTGCTTGACGGGCTTGCCAGACGTCCACAGCGAGCATAAGAGCTGCTTGACGGATTGCTGGGGTTGCTGAGTATCCAGTCTGCTTTGTATCAGCACCAGAGACCTTGCCGTATGGAACGACATTGCGGTAGTTCTGCGCAGAAGGTGATCCTGTGACGTCTGTGAATTGAATCAAAGAATATGTGCGTGGAAATGTGCTGTATGTATAAGGAAAATAATAAGCAAAATATGGAAAGGTCGATGACCCAGTTGAATAAGGGTATGTGCCAGTAATGACGTGAGTGCCATTGAAAGGAGTGCCGCAGTTGGTGATGGTTACGGTCTGACCAGTTGTAAATGACCCAGCAGATGAAAGGACAAGAGTCGCAGTGCTGTTCTGGTAGCAACTACCAATGACAGGGATTGAATCGAACCATAGATACTGGTTGAGTGTGTCTTCTGCTGTTTGGCAAGCAAGTTCTAAATCGGAATCAGGGTAGAGCGTACCAACGCCAAGGACAGAGCGAAGCTCGTTGGCTGTTACATAGGTTGCTGCCATGATTTCCTTTCTAAGACCGAACAGGGGCGGAAGGGCTCCGCCGCCCCTGTCGGCGTACTAGGGTTTCGCTTACGCGATGTTGAAGCGACGGATACCAGCTGCTTGCTTTACAAGTGCTGAACCGTAGCCGTAGATTGCTGTATTTACAGCCATGTTTGAAACTACGTTCACAGAGAAGAATGAAGTAGGTGACTCGTACCAAGTTACGCACTCTGGCGCAACGATGAATGCTGAGTCATCGATGACCGTTGCTTCGACGTTGTGATCAACGTAGAGGTCAAGACCAAGGACGTTGCCCTTGATTGAACCAGGCTGTGCTGTGCCAGCATTGTTCATTGGGTTTGAAGCGTTGTAGATTGGACGTCCTGTTGTGTCTGTTGCAGACATAAGGAGTGACCACTGACCTGTACCAGCGATGTAGTTGCGAGCGAAGTATGAAGTCGCGTTGTAAGCTGCTGCTGATTCTGTTGAAACGAATGAGATGATTCCTGCTGATGTTGCAGGTGTAACAGTTGCCTGTGTACCTGTCTTAAGTGCTGTAATCAAAGCAAGGTCTGTTGCCTTGAGGTATGCGCGCTGCAACTGGATAGCGAGTTCATCGAAGAAGATTGGGTCTGAACGCTCGAGAAGTTCGAGTGAGATGACCTGTGAACCTGCGTACTTAGCAACTGTGCCAGTGATGTATGCAGATTCCATTGAAGTTCCTGCTGGGTCTCCGAGTTCAGAAACTGCTGCAACTGTTGGAGCAACTGTGAGCTTTGG